GTTTTTCATTGGCATACTTACTGCCGTTGCGTCTGATATATCCAATCGCTTCATAATTTCCTTTAACTAGTTTTTAACTTCTTGGTGAGCCTACAGCACTAGCTTTGCTTGTAGCACAGGTAACTTTATCTGTTGGTGCTTTTTCGATAATTACCGTGTCACCATTTTCTAAATAAAAAGTTCCTAAAGTTGCGTCATCTGTATCTAATATTGTACCTGTCACATCTGCTGTTGCTGTTATTCTAACAAACTGAGCTGCACCGATTGTATTAGCACTTGGATTGGTAACTACACTACCTTTAACTATAAATGTTTGCGCCATTTTTTCTCCTTAATTTCCTATTCTTTTTTCTATATGCTTATCTAATCTACCTTTGATGTTATATAAACTTAAATTTTCTTCAAGTTCTTCATCAAGGTATTCCCAAATAGCATACTCATCACAATCAAAAGCTTTAGCAGCTTTCTTTACTGCTTCCTCAAAGCGGTCAACAATCGAACCATCTGGTTGATGTTCGACAGCTTCAAACAAGTCTCTTACAGCTGCTTTTAATTTAGGAGAAAGATTGCTATAAGCATTAGAATCAAACAGATTCTTTCTTTCAAATAAATTACTTACTTTCAGGTTCATTAGCTACAACTGGTTCTGCAACAGGTTCAACTGCTACTGGTTCAGGTGCTGTTGGAGTATCTGCAGCTGCAGGTATCTCAACGCCATCTGTTCCAACCATCTTATACGGATCATATGAAGGATCTGCTACAGCGGGTTTTGGGTCGCTGTATGGTTGTGCTTCGCCTGAAAACATATTAGCGGCTAAGTTTTGTCTTGCTATATCAAGTTGATCACCTACTTTATCTCTCAAAGCACTTTTAAATGCTTCTCCAGCGTCGGCGTTATCGCCTGTCTGTAGTTTATCAACAAAGTTTTTTACATTTTCTGACATAATAGTATTTATCTCCTCTTATCTTTTTTAATTGTCTCACCAAGGGCGCCAACGTCTGGCGTTTGAGATTGATCTTCTGGACTTGAAATTATGCCCTTATCAATTTCTCTCTTGATTTGACGGTCTATATCTTCTATTTCTCTTTCGTTTTGTTTGAGTACGTTCTTTCTTAAATACTCAACAGAAAAGAATTTACCGATATAGTCTCTCATACCATCTGCTAATCTGATTCTTTCAGTCATTATTTCTGAATTTTTTAATTCAGCAAAATAACCATCTTGTAAGAAATCATATTGAAGATGTGGTACAATCATTAACCAATCGTCTTCATTACATACTGCTTTTAAAACTAATTGTGTATGTAATAGATCGTTAAATAATTCTGTAAATTTCTTTCTTAATCTTTGTACAAATTTAGTAAACTTAACTTCGTCTCTAGTAATTTCAGCTGTTCTACCTAAATTGAAACCACTTGAAGCTTCTAATCTACTTACAGGTACATTTAAAGACCTGTATAGTTTTCTTTGGAAATAATCTAAATCTCCAATCTCACCTAAATTTTGTCCACCTTGTAGAACATCAATAGTTGTTCCTCTACCACCTTCTCTACTTGGTAACCAAAAGTCTTCAAGCATAGACATATAATTTCTATCGTCTCTAATCTCTCCTGTTGAAGCGTCATAAACAAGTTTGTTTCTATATCTTGCCATAACATCACGGAGATATTGTTCTGCTTTTACCTTCGGTAAATTACCAACATCAATTTTAAATACTCTTCTTTCAGGTGCTCTTGCTATTCTGTATATAACAACAGCATCCTCAATCATACGTAATTGATTGACAGGTTTAATCGCCTTGTGTAAATATGATAATACTATATTTTTATTTTGGTCTACTAGTCCTGAAGGACAAAAAGCGATAGCGTCTACTGCTATTTTTAAACCACCTGAAGTTGTGTTAGTGACACCTTTTTCATTGAATATAAAATACTCTTCAAACTCATCTATAACCTGTAATCCAAATGGTGTCGGACCGTCTGGTCTTTTCTTTCTAACCTCACGAATCTTTTTAATTTTTCGTGGGTCAATATATCTTAATTCTGTTAAACCTTTAGTTGTTGCTTCTCTATCAATTATTTTATGATAGTAGATTCTTCCATCAACATACCAACGTCTGTATATATCGTGACCTTTAGTATGAAAATTCATAAGACGGAGAACCTCTTTAAATTCGTCCTCTATCTTACGTCTGACTTCACTACCAAAAGGTATGTTGTCTAAATTTAATCTTACTGGATCTTTTAGTTCGTTGGATACGATAGATTCATTTATGATATCCTCAATTGCCATATCACACTCGGGGTGTAGGGCAATTTCTCTATATCTTCTTATTAGTTCCTGCTCACTCTTGGCAGTACCTTCCATATCAAGATACTGACCATAGTAACCACCAGCGGAGATAACTTGTGTGCCATCATCCGCTTGTGGTACCGTGAAGCTTTGTTTTGGATCTGCTGTCGGTTTGATCCGTTCTATCTTAAACCCAAATAATTCAGCCATAATTTAATCTCCTTAAAATGTCTCCTACTATTTATAGAAGATATTAAGTAGTTGTGTTCGACTCATAATATTGATATTCTAGGGTTACCGTAAACTCCTCAATCGTTGTAGCCTCAGCAAATGATAATTCAATTGGGTCTATTTTACTAGGAAAGCATCCTCGTAAAGTCCAACTCTTAATCGTATTGCCGTTTCTATCTAAATGATCTAGGAATGCGTCAACTTGATAATCAGCTGGATTTGTTAATCCCTCATTATCAGTCATATTGTTTATCCCATTTGACCATCTTTCAAATGCATTATACAATTTGAAATTGGTATCATTTATAACCTTCATTGTCATAGGAAGGAATTTTCGGTCTCCAGCAAGTTTTATCTCTCGTCCTCTAAATAATACAGGCACAGGCGATACTTCTATCGAAGGTGTCTGAGCACTATGAGCTAAAAATGCTAGTTCTTCTATTTCTCCACCAACTTGTGCGTAACCAGGAAAAGGCATTACTACCTTATACTGATTCGGTCTAGCGCCACCGCCAGCAAGTTTAGCTTTGAAGTCATTAATGTTTGCCATTGTTTTTCTCCTCTTCTATCCTTACCCAGCGACTTCCTCAAACGATACGCCAGTTCTTGTCGCAACGAATGATAATGTTATGAAGTTAATGCTTCTAGCAGGTTTAACATAAATCTCTGCTATAAATTCATTTCTGTCAATAACATCGCCTGTGTTGTTGGTTTCATCACACACTACTAAAAAGTCTGTGATCCCTCGTCTACCTTGTACTTCTCTTAAAAACGGTTCTACTATGTTTCTAAAGTTAGCTCTTGTAAATTCATCATTGAATTCAAAAAGTTGGAATTTAGAAGCAGTTGAAATCGCCTTTTCTAAAGTAATAAACAAACGTCTTACATTGATTCTATCAAATGCACTCGGTGCTGAAAGTCCAGTTTTGTCACCGAACAATACCGTGCCTTGACCTGGGAAGGTCGCAACAGGATTTACTCTTGCTCTGTACAAATCGTCTCTTTCAGTTTTTGTTGGATTATACGCCAATTTAATTGCGCCTCTAACTTGACCTCTATTCAGACCAGCTGGTGACCACCAACTATCTGCTATCAAATCAGTTCTTGCACTTAAACCTGCCATATCTCCGTTCAAAGGTACGTATCTATTAACATCACTATATCTATCGTACATATATTTGTATCCGCTATCGAATGTAATATATGATGAAGATGAAATTCCGTTAAAGAATCCTATTACGTTTGAAGTTTGAGTCACACTTGATGATATATTTACTACGTCTGACCTTTCAGGTGAAGCAAATACCACACAATCTTTTCTCTTCTCAGCAATTGTGATAAGATTATCAATATGTGTAGCGTCGCCTTTTCCTGCAATCATAAGTCCTACGTCAGTTGTATCTGCGTCCTGGAATTTTTCCCAAGCAGTTTTCTTTTGACCAGTTGTTATAGCACTACCATCAGCACCATTTGATAATGATGTTAAAGTAGGAGCCGTAACGTCTGTAAAAGTTAAACTTGCTACCGCTGATCCCCAGTTTGTACCTGAAGAGTTGTGGTCCATCCAATATATGTGACTTGATTTATTATAAATCACATCTGGATAGTAGTTAGTATCTCCTTGTGGATTTTTAGAGTCTGATCCTTTTGAAACAGAATCATAAATTTCTAAAATTTCCCCTGGAGTACCTGAAATTGCACCATCTTCGTCAATGACAACTAAATGTAATTCGTCATTAACACCGCTTCTTGCTGAAGCATATGGTGATGTTCCTGGAGCACCTGCAACTAGATCATAATATCTCCAACGTCTTCGTACATTTCCGCCGTTAGTAGGAGCAGAATGTAAACCACCTGTTCCTGAATCCTTACGGACAAAATTTATATCGTTGGTACTTTTACTGGTTACTCGGTATTCATACCCTCCGCTTTCAGCAAAATTTATAATATCTCCAACATTAATGTTAGTTCCGCTAGTTACCGTTACCGTAGTATCGCCAACTGCCATACCTGCGTCATTAATTGTTGTTACCGCTGTTTGTTCGTATGCTGTAGCTGAAGGACATATAGACACCAATAAACTATTACCCCAAGCGCCTGCTGTTCTTGCAGCCCACTCGCCTACAGAACCTTGTCCTGTGGAGTAATTGTTGGAATAATCAGTAGTATTCTTTATAACAAATGTACTGCCTGAAGCAGTTGCATTTGATATTGAAGTGTTCTGAGCTCGTACAACTCTCAAAGCATTAGTATATTGTAGGAAGTTAGCAGCCGAAAACCAATCTTCAAAATTACTTGAATCTGGTTTACCGAACAAACTAACTAAATCATTTTCACTTGAAACTGCTACGACTTCATCTAAAGGACCTTTGCGAAATTCTCCTGCAAAAGCACCTGTTGAAGTAGATACAGCTGGGATTATTCTTGTTAAATCCCTTTCTTGTACGAGAACACCTGGTGATACTTGAAATGCCATTGTTGTTCTCCTTAATTAGCTAATTATTTTTACCATTGTTTTCAAAACTCGTATTATTCATACGCCCATAATCAAATTTTTCAGTTGCTTATATTTATAAATGTCGTAAACTACAACCCTTTTCTCACAACTGGATGCCAAACCGTTCCATACTCATCAACTTTCTTTTCAGGCTCTGGGTCTTGTACTCCGTCATCTACAAATCCAAAAGGAGCCATATCTTGCTCTATCATATTCTTTTGTTCTTCATATAATTTAGCTCTGACATTTAAATCGGTCATTTCTTTAAAGAAAGCCTGATTGGATAACCAACCAAAAAGTATTAAACAAGTCATTAAGTCATCATTACAACCATCTTCCGCTTGCCAAGAGTTACCTTTACGTGCAAAAGTTGACATCTCCTCTATGATATTGAAGTCATTTATAATCAGTTTTCTTGATTCTATAATGTCTTTGATATTAGAACATCCAATCTTCTTAACTTGTTTAGTCATACGGACACCTAATGATGTTCCTCTTGCACTAAACCCTATACCTAGGATTTGACCTGCTCTGCCTCTTTGTGTTGTCATTAATATATTATCATATTCAATTTCATAATGCATTGTTTCTGAAATTTGTTGACCAAGGTCGTTAGTCTCTACAAGTAAATGAGCTTTATTATATGCCTTGGCAGTTGTATCAATAATATTAGGAAAGACAAAAGGTTTAATTTCATTACTTCTATATTTTGCAACCACTTTATATGGAAGCTTTGTAATATCTATTATTATAAATGCTGAATAATCTTTAACTACACCTCTAGCAACATCAACCGTACAAACATATTGGTGACCTTTAATAGGTCTCTCAAACATATGTAAACCTCTTTGGTTTTCTAATGGTGTTATATGTGGAGTTGTTTTAATAATACTAGGTGAAATTAAAGTATCAACTGAACCTAAAAATTCACACTCAAACTCGGAAGAAAATTGTTCTGCTGATGTGTTTCGTATTGTTTCTTCTTTCCATTTTTGGTCTCTTCCTGGTATCTCACTCCAATGTACCTCAATTGGAACATAATCGTTTTGTTTATTCTCAGCGTCTGTCCACAATTTATAGTACATATTCATTCCGTGTGGAGTAGAAACAATAATCATTTTGGTTTTTGTACCAGATGAAATTGTTGGGAAAACGGAACTAAAAAATTGTTCGGCAATATTAGCAGGTACGAAAGCAAACTCGTCAAGGAATATTATATTATATGAACCACCTCGAATAGCACTTGAAGATGTTGCAGCTGCAATGATGGTTGATTTGTTTTCTAATTCAATACTACCTTTATTCCAGTTAATTACTCCTTGTTGTAACCAAGGTGGTAAATTTTCATACGCTAATTGTAATCTTCCTAATATATCTCTAGCAGTAGATGATTTATTAGCAAGAATAGCAACACTTGCATTTGGATTAAACAATGCGTAATGTAAAAGATAAGCGACAATAGTTACCGACTTACCTGATTGTCTAGGTAATTTACATATGGTGAATCTATTTTTATGGATTGTACCAACAATATCTTTTTGGAAATTGTATAGTTTAAATGGTA